GAAGGTAACGGCAACATTTCCCGCGAAGCGATCAATGTTGCCGCCGGCGGTGCCCTCGAACCGGGCCAGATCCTGGGCCTGATCACCTCGACCAGCGAATTTGCGCCGTATAAGCCAACCGCAGAGGATGGTACTGAAAACGCCATCGCGATCCTCTACGGGCCGTTGAGCGAATCTGATGTGGTAAGGCGCGGTCGTGCCATTGTGCGGCTCGCCGAAGTCAGCGAAGCGCATTTGACCGGCCTCGATCCCGCAGCCGAGAAGGCCCTGGGCGTCAATCACATCATCGTCCGCTAAGACGATCACCCTGTTTATTCATCCCGCCGAGTGCGGGATTTTTCGTTTCTGGAGAGTACCCCATGGCCGATATCGCCATTTTTGAAGATGACGCGTTCAGCGTTTCCTCCCTTACCGCAGCAATCAATGATCAGGAATACTTGCCGGGCCGCATCAGCAGCCTGGGCCTGTTTCGCGAAGAGGGCATCAGCACGATCACCGTTCAGATCGAGAAGGACGGCGACACCCTGGCCCTGGTGCCAGCGGGTGAGCGCGGTACTTCTGGCTTGGTGGTCGGCGCGACCAAACGTCAGATGATCCCTTTCAACACCGTGCACCTGCCGGAACGCTTCACCATCAAGGCTGATGAGATCCAGGGCATTCGCGCTTTTGGCTCGCGTACCGAGTTGCAGTCTGTGCAGGATGTGGTCAACAAGCGTCTGGCAAAGGCTCGCCGTCAGCTGGATGCCACTCACGAATTCCAGCGCATGGGGGCCTTGAACGGCCAGGTGTTGGATGCTGACGGTAAGACCGTGCTGCTGGACATCTATAAAACCTTCGGCGTCCAGCGCAAGAAATTGCCGATGGGCCTGGGCAACCCGGACACTGAGCTGCGTGTGCGCGCCGGCGAAGCGCTCGACATGCAAGAAGAGGCGCTGGGCAGCATTACCAGCACTGGCTCTCGCGCCTTCTGCGGTAAGAACTTCTGGAACAAGCTGATCGTCCACAAGTCGGTCAAAGACACCTATCTCAATACTATGCAGGCCGCCGCCCTGCGTGGCGATGCCCGGGAAAGCTTCGAGTTCGGCGGGATCGTCTGGGAGCGCTATCGCGGCAAGGTGGCGGGCATTTCGTTCGTCCACGACGATAAGGCTCTGCTGATTCCCGAAGGTGTTCCTGATCTGTACATCTCGTCCTTCGCACCGGCTGACTACATGGAAACGGTCAACACTCAAGGCATCCCGTACTACAGCAAGATCGAGCCGCTGCCCTTCAACAAGGGCGTAGCAGGTGAAGCCCAGTCCAATCCGCTGCATCTGTGCACGCGTCCCCTGGCGCAGATCCTGCTGGAACTCTGATCGTGGCGTTTCGCGATCTGATCGAGGACATCGACGACGTGGTCTTCGAAACCCTGGGCGACTCCGCCCAGATCGAAGGTCGCGACGAGCCGGTGCTGGGCATGTTCATGGCTCCATGGAAGGCGCCGCAGTTTGGCAAGACCCAAACGGCCATCCGAGAGCCGCGCTTTGAGATACGCGTACGTGACTCGGGCGGCCTGAGCAAAGGCCTGCGCGTCACCGTCGATCTGCCGGTTCTGGACGGCGGCGGGGAATATGACCTGCTGCAACTGGAGCCCGGCGGTGATGGTCTGGTGGCCCTGATCTTGAGGAAGCGTCCATGAGTGTCGGCAGCTACGCACAGCAGAAGCGCGACGGCGGATTGATCAATATTCAGCCTTCGCAGGCAGACCTGAAGCGCTTTCAGGACTTCGGCCGGCTGGTGCCAAAGGCAGCAGCTGCTGCACAGCGGCGAGCGATCAACAAAACCCTTGGGTGGCTGCGTACCCACATCGCCAGGGCAGTGGGTAAGCAAGAGCGCATCGCCATTGGCGCCGTCCGGCAACGTTTGCGGGCTTACCCCACCAGCGGCGGTGCGATGCGCGGAAAGTTGTGGTTCGGCCTCAACGCGATCGAGGCCAGCCGCATCGGTCGGGTGCGTCAGACCGGCCGGGGGGTGTCGGTAGCGGGACGTCGCTATCAGGGTGCATTTTACAAGCAGGTGTACGGCGGCAGCGCCGATATCTGGATCCGTACTGCGAGCAAGCACTTCAACAGCGATGATTACCCTGAGGCGACTCAGGGCCGTCGGCGCAGTGGTTTCGTTGAGGAAAACGACAACCGCTTTCCTCTGGCGAAAGCCAAGGTATCGCTGGAGCAGGCCCGGCCGCACTTTGAGGCGTGGATCAAACGCGCCGATGAACAGTTGCTGGTAGTCCTCGAGCAAGAGCTCAATTACGAACTGCAGAAGTATCTGAAGGGGAGCGCCAATGTCCGATGAGCCGTTCAGCCTGAGCCAGTTGTACCAGGCTATCGAGCAACACCTGATGGAGCATCTGTCGGGCATTCAAGCGGTGGTGTTTTGGCCCGATATTCAGGAAAACCAAGGCATCCCGTTGCCCTCGGTGTTTCTCGAAATGGCTGAGTTTGAACCGGGTATCGATATCGGTACCGGCGAAACCAGCCTGGTCTGTAAATTTGAGGCCCGGATCATCGTTGACCCGATCCAGCCCAATCATCACGAGCAGGTGGTGCACCTGGTGTCGCAACTGGCAGTGCTGCTCCGGCAGCAAAGCTGGGGCCTTGACGTCAACGTCGCGCAATTTGAGCGCGCTACCCAGGACTGGACCAAGCCTGAACTGGATGGCTATGTGGTGTGGGTGGTCGAGTGGACCCAGCAGGTTTATTTGGGGGTGGAAGTTTGGCCTTTCCCCGAAGAGAAGCCGAGCATGCTCAAACTCAACCTGGAGGCATATCGTGCGGGTGATCACCCGGGTGGTGCGCAATGAGCTGGGCGCAGGGCGAACACGACCGCATGATCGCGGCGATGGTGATGCCATGCGTGGTGGTCGGGGTGGATCTGATGGCCCCAGCGGTGCGGGTCAAGTCGGGTGACTGGGTCAGCGCCTGGGTGCGTTGGCACAGCCAGGCGGCAGGCAAAGCCCGGCACTGGCGCGCGCCGAGCCTGGGCGAGCAGGGGATCCTGTTCAACCCCAGCGGCCAGGCCGGGATGGGCACGTTTGTTCCAGGGTTGTACGGCGGCGCCGGTGCTCCACCAGATAACCGCGATCACGTTCAGGTGTGGCGGTTCGATGATGGCGGCTCCCTGGTCTACGACTGGAAGGCCAAGAGCTACACCATCACCTTGCCAACGGGCACGGTGAGCATCAAGGTCGGGGCAACCGAGGCGGTGGTTACGGATAACGCGGTGACGGTCACAACGACCAACATCAAGTTGATTGCAGACGTTGCAATTGAAGGTTCGTTATCCGTAACGAAAGACGTCTCTGTCCTGGGCGCCTTGCATGCGGTGAAAGACATCACCAGTGCCGGCAAGATCCTTGATGCCGGCGGTAACAGCGCGAACCACAAACACTAGTCATTCAATTTCACAGGCCCGCCGCGTGCGGGCTTTTTTGTGCCCGGGGGAAACCATGGCTAAGACTTCTGAAATACCCGTTGCCGGCGCTGGGCCTGGCTCAACGTTTCGCGACAAGCTCTATACCTCGCGCACCCTGATCCTGCCCGACAGCGGCCGCCCTCTGGCGGTTTTCAAGGCGCAGGTGTCGGTACCGGCGGCGGACGCCGAGGCGCTGGAATATCTCAAGGCCCATGAGGAATTCGAACTACTGCAGGAGTGACCTAGATGATCGGAATGGACCGCCACTCCGGCCAGCCCATTTCGGGCCTTGCGCATTTGCGGCAATGCATCGGGGACATTTTGAGCACTCCGCTGGGCAGCCGCCGGCAGCGGCCGGAGTACGGCAGCAAGTTGCGCCGCTACGTGGACTTGCCGGTTAACGAGGGCTGGAAAGGGGCTGTTCAGGCCGAGGCAAGCAGGGCGTTAAGCCGCTGGGAGCCCCGCCTGAAGCTGGAACGCGTGCAGGCTATTTCTGTCCTGGGCGGCCTGGTCAAGATTCAAGTCACCGGTGTTTACCTGGGCGAAAGCGTACTGCTGGAGGTAAGTGTATGAGTATCGTTGACCTGTCGGAGTTACCGGCACCGGACGTGCTTGAGCCCCTGGACTTTGAAGAGGTCTACACGGAATCGCTCGGTGTCTTTCGTGACTTCATGGGCGACAACTGGAGTGCACCCCTTGAGAGTGATCCGGTGGTCAAGTTGCTGGAAGCCGGTGCTTATGCGCGCATTGGTGATCGCGCCCGGGTAAACGATGCAGCCAAGGCGTTGATGCTCGCGCATGCGATTCGTGGCGACCTCGATCAGTTGGGGGCGAACGTCAACACGCCGCGCCTGGTGATCCAGGCGGAAGACCTGCGCGCAGTGCCGCCGGTGGAGAAGATCACAGAAGGTGACGATGCCTACCGCGAACGGATCCAGATGGCCTACGAGGGCCTGACGACGGCCGGCCCGCGTAACAGCTACAAGTTGCATGCCCGCAACGCGTCGGCCCTGGTGGCGGATGCGTCCGCTGAAAGCCCGGCGCCGGCATGCGTTACGGTAACGGTGCTGGGCTTGTCGGGTGATGGGACGGTCAGCCCTGAATTGCTGGCGGTGGTCGCTGCAGCGGTCAACGATGAAAACGTTCGGCCACTGGGTGATCGGGTCACGGTGCAAAGCGCCAAGGTGTTGCCGTACCGCGTCGACGCGGTGCTGTACATGAAAGGCCCAGGGCCTGAAAGCGCCGTGGCGCTCGCTGAGGCGGAAAGGCGGCTCGCCGCCTGGATCAACCCGCGCCGCCGCTTGGGTGTCGAGGTAGCGCGTTCAGCTGTGGACGCGCAGGTGCACGTTCCTGGGGTTTCACGCGTTGAGCTGATTGGATGGCAGGATCTTGCCCCTACAGAGGCGCAGGCGGCCTTCTGCACTGGCTACAGCGTCACGCTGGGGGAGTGACATGAAGAGCTTACTGCCGATCAATAGCACTCAGCTGGAGCGGGCGATTGAGGCGGCAAGCACGGATCAAACCGTGATTCCCCTGCGCTCGCTCTACAACCCCATGACTTGCCCCGTTCATTTGCTCCCCCACCTTGCGTGGGCCTGGTCTGTCGATCGCTGGGATGATCGTTGGACGGAGGCGGCCAAGCGCAATGCGGTACGGGCGTCGTTTTATATCCACTCACGCAAGGGAACCATCGGCGCGCTGCGCCGCGTGGTGGAGCCGCTTGGCTATCTGCTGGAGGTGATTGAGTGGTGGCAGACGGTGCCCGAAGGACCGCCGGCGACGTTCGCCCTGAGGGTCGGCGTACTTGACACCGGTATTACTGAAGAAATGTTCAGTGAGCTGGAGCGCCTGATTGACGACGCCAAACCCGTGAGTCGGCATATGACCGGGCTCGACATCACGCTTGAAACGCGCTTGGACGCCTATACCGGCTTCGCTGTTTATGACGGCGACGAGATCGATGTTTACCCCTGGACTAACCCTGATATCGACACAGTGATTCAGGGGTATACGGGCGTTAGCGAATACACCCTCGACGAACTGGATGTGTACCCACATGGTTGATAAAAACTCTATTTTTGGCGGCATGATCACCACGCTGGGGGCCGCCAAGAAAACCAACTGCGATGCCCTCGGCGTTCCGTGGGAGCCGC